GTGTGGTCAGCGGCATCAGGCCACCTCCTCGCGCAGGCACCAGGTCCATTGGATGGTGAACTGCCGGGTTTCGGTGTCATACGCCGGCTGACTGCCGCTGCGGTCCGATTCCTCGATCATCGCAAAACCGGCCGCGTCCATGGCGAATCGAATGAGCGCCGCCACTTCCGTGGGGTCGATTGTGCTCCACAGGTTCAGGTATACAAAGGTTTTGTAGGCGATCACATGGTCGTCGTGGTGGAAATCCTCCGTGGTGACGGTGGAATAGACCAGATACTGCGCCGGGGGTGTTGGCTGTCCGGGTGTCGCCCGCCAGGTGCCCACAAACACGGGAATGCCAATAACGGCAAGCGCCTGCTGTACCTGCTTCATCCGCTCACGCCCTTTGCGCGGTAGGCCTGCAACCCGAGATACCGACGCTGATGCCCGTACCCGTCCAGCGCGGCAATGGTCCATTTTTCGTTTAAAAAGCGCACCCACATGCCAAGCTGGATGTCATCACGGTATCGGACCACAAACAGCCTGCCGACTTCCGTGACGGAGCTGTCCGCTGCCTGGATGCGACGGCTGCTGTTGTCGGATACCGACGCCCAGACGGTGCAGACAACCGTATCGGTTGGCTCGGGATAGCCATTTTCGTTGACCGTGTTTTCTGTTTTCCCGATCTCGATCCGGTGGCGAAGCTCACCCGGATGCGGGACGCTTTTTGGATAAGTTCTCAACCGGGCTCACCGCCTTTCACAGCATGAGAGTAAGATCCCGATAGGGATACAGCAGGTTTTCAAACGCCATGCGCATGGTCAGGTAGGCCTCCCTGTCCGGGGTATCCCGGTTTTCGTAGCAGTGGCCGATCATGAACAGCACGGCGAGGCGCACAGGCTCCGGCGCGGACTCTTCAAACGAAACGCGGCAGAAGTCCTCGGCGGTAGCCTGTGCCTGTGCAATCAGGCCGGCGAGGTAGGTATCCTCCTCGTCCTGCTGGATACGCAGATGGGTTTTGACTTCATCGACGGTGACGATCATAGGCAGCCCTTATTCAACTATCGGGTCGGGTGCCATGATGCCCGCGGCTTTCAGGGCTGCCAGCAATAGGTTATAGTCCTCCCGCAGCGCCGCGATGGTCGTAGCGTCACTGGCGGGGATATTGGGCAGCACGGTCGCCGCGGTGGGCGGCAGGTTTAATACACCTTCCGCGCCCTCGACCGTTGCGCCGGGCAGAAAGGTCAGCTTCCCGCCAATGACCCATTCGCTTCCGCCGTGCGCGTGATAATTCCGGGTAGATACGTTCATGAGGTTTCCTCCATTTCAGGAAAGGGGACTGCCGATCTCCAGCAGTCCCCCGGTTATTAGGCGGTCTTGATTTGCAGGCAAGTCATGGCGTCCGTTCGTACCAGACGCCCGTCCACGCGTTGGGTGGCTCGGAAACCAACCTGACCAGTAGCAGCGAACAGTTCGTTCAAGCGTTGGAAGGAACGCCCCTGTCGGTCCGCAATCCAATAGGCCTTAAAATCGCCAAACAAAATAACCTTGTTGCTGGCGGCAATTTGCGGCATGAACGCGGAAGTCTGCACAGGATGGTCCAGCAGCTTATCCGGTTCTCCTTCCCGAAGCCCAGTCTGCCAGATATAATTCCCATTCCCATCCTTCAGCTTTCGAAGCGCTTTTACACTGCTATCGTGCATGAGAAAGGTAGCACTCCGGCGGTTCACATTCTTAATGGCATGCACAAGGTCCAGCAGCTCGTCGGCTGTAAATGAGGTGCCTGCGGTGGTGACCCCAACAGTCGCGCCGCCGGTGGCGTTCAGCAACCCGGTCGGCTTTGCCAGGCCATCGCCGGTCAGAAACGCCTCTTCTTCTGCGGCACCCACGCGACGGGCAAACTCCGTTGCAATATAATCGGGGATGTTGAAGATGGAATCCTGCAGCAGCTCATCACTGACCTTGATCATGGTGGCCAGCTTATGCGCGCCAATAGACAGCTGTCCAAAGATGTCATCGGACTCGGGAATAGCGCCTTCTTCTTCGACCCAGCTTGCAGTGCCATGGGAGACCACCAGCGGAATTTTCCGATCCCCGGATTCCGTATGAATGATATGGCACAGCGTGCGCAGCACATTCTGTTCCTCCAGCGCCATCACCAGCGTGCGCTCATATTCGTCAGGAACAAGATAACCGCCCTCGCTGTCGGTACCGACCTGCAGGGCATTCAGCACTTCAATCCTGGGCGTTTTATTGCGCAGCGCTTGCCAGAAGTTCTGTTTGTATTCATCGGTAGCCCGCAGACTGGCCGAAGTAATTCTGGATTCTCCGGGCTTGCTGACCAAGGGTTTGGAAAGCGGCTGGTTGAGCTCCGCATCGATAGCCCACTGGCGTTCCAGCCGCTCGATGTCTTTGCCCAACGCAACAACGTCGGCTTCCATCTTTTCATACGTGGCATTATCCTCGGCGGACACCAGTCCGTCGTCGCTGCGGTGGGTATCCAGAAACGCCTTGGCGGCGTCCCAGGCTTTCGCGCGCTTTTCGCGCAAAGCAAGAATCTGATTCATACTGTTTCCTCCAAATTCAAATGTGTGTTGGGGTTAATGCAAAAGCGACAGCCTTTTTTCAAGGTCTGCCGCTTTGATACCGGGGGTGGAAGGTTCGCTTTTTTGTCGGACACGGGACTGCAGCTTGTCCAGCAGGCTGTTGGTCACCGCCCTGCGGGAGAAACTGAAGCTGTTTTCCGCGGAGATGATGCTTTCGGGCTGATACAGGATCTCATCGCAGAAGCCGAGCTCCTGTGCCTTATGCGCGTTCATCCAGGTTTCCGAATCCATCAGCTGACTGATGCGTGCACGGGGTAGGCCGGTCTTGATCTCGTAGGCGTTGATGATACTTTCCTTGACCTCGTCGAGCAAATGCATTGCCTTGCGCATTTCCTCGCTGTCGCCCATGGCGATGGTCAGGGGATTGTGGATCATCATCAGGGACGAGGGAGACATACAGACCTTCGTGCCGGCCATGGCGACCACGGATGCGGCCGATGCGGCGATGCCGTCAATCTTGACGGTCACATCCGCCGGATACTCCATGAGCATGGTATAAATCCGCGACGCGGCCACGCAGTCACCGCCAGGCGAGGAGATGCGCAGGGTAATCGGGCCGGAGCCGGAAAGCAGCTCCGCCTTGAAAGCGGCAGGCGTGATATCGTCCTCAAACCAGCTTTCTTCGGCGATCGCGCCTTCCAGATACAGCGTCCGTTCCCCGGCGTCGTTTTTCGTCCAATTCCAGAATTTCTTCATAGGGTTTCCTCCTTTCTTGTCAACCGAATGGGCACCATATTACCGTTGACCAGATAATCGTCGCCGCCATCGACACTGGAAATCGGGTTCATGTTTTCAAGCTCCCGGATGTCATTGGCGCTCATCCATCCGTTTTGCCTGGCGATTGCATAGCCTTCCATGCGTTCCTTGTACGCGCCGCGCATGAGCCCGTCCATGTTGAACCGTATGAAAAAGCGCCCCTTCTCGCTTTCGGAGAATAGAGCGCGGTTCATGGATTGTTCGATGCGGACCAGCCAGGGCCTTATCGTATGAACGGCAAAGGAAATGGATTGGTGCTCAATGTTTGAGAACGTGGCGTGCTCCAGATCGCCAACCAGATGGGGCGGTACCCGGAAGATGCGGCAGATCTCGTCCACCTGGAACTTGCGGGTTTCCAGAAACTGCGCCTCGTTGTTGGGCATGGAAATCCGCTCAAATTTGAGCCCTTCTTCCAGAATCGCTACGCGATTGGCATTTGTGGAACCGCCATATGCGGCGTTCCAGCTTTCCCGAAGCGCTTTGGGGCTCTTGACTGTGTTCGGATGGGTCAGCACCCCTGAGGGGGTTGCACCATTGGCAAAGAACTTGCTGCCATATTCCTCGGCAGCGATCCCAAGGCCGATGGCATTTCTCTCCAGCGCGATGGGACTGTAGCCCATGACGCCGTCAAACCCCAGTCCTGGGATATGCAGCACATCCTCCGGTCTGAGCTTTACCGCTTTACCTTCGTTGGTGCTATACGTGTAGGTCAGGGTACCGCTGCTGTTTCTGTCCACCTCCATGCGATCCGGCAACAGAGGATATAGACCCATAATCTGATTTCGCCCGCTGCGGATGATCTGGCAATAGGCATTCCCCCAGAGGAGAAGATGGGA